TACCTAATACAGTTAGATCATAAGCTAAACGTTTTTTAGTCTCATCAAACTTATTAGCATCTAATACGTTATTTATAACCTCTTCCTCTGCTATCTCTATGCTTTGCTTATAATTAAGCTGCATGAAAAGGTCTAACTCATTTTTATCTCTAGGTAAGTTTTCTGGATCAGCTGAAGCGTAAAAGTTTTGACCGGTAGCTTGAGACAATTGATCTATGCTAGCTTTGTTTTTTATATCACGCATAGCATTAGACGCAAAGTCGGTACGCTGTTTTAAAGCGAAAGGATCTGAAGCAAATGAATTTAATTCATAACCTTTCTCAGTCATACCGTTAACAACTATGTCCACAAACTTAGATAGAACTGGTATTGGTTTCCAATCTAAATTTAAATAAGATAAATCGCCATTATTTGATAATTCATCTTTGTATTTCTGTATTGGCTGCTCGCCTCTAGCGTACAACCTAAGTCTATTAAAGTTCTGGAAATTATAGGAAAACCTATTCTGTCCACTGTTATTTCTAAACCATTCTTGTTCAATAGCGTTTCCAACAGCTAAACCATATTCAAATGATTTCTTTTCTTCTTCAGGTACCACCTGATCTGGAAAGATGCTGTTATTGTTAGTATAGACCATTTATTTATATTATTTTTGAATTTGCACCTGTATTATTATATTTTCTAAATCCTAAAGACACTTTAGAGATCGTTCTTTTCGCTACAGGTGAATATCTATGTTTATTACATGCCATTATAGCTAAACCAGAGCTTATTGAAGCATCGTGTTTTGTTCTGTTATTTATATTAAACTTAGCCCAGTCTTCTAGGGTCCTTTGAAAATATGTGTCACCGTATCCGTCTGTTTTTAATCCTACGTGGTTTTCTATATAATCCTCAATAGCAGCTGCATGAGCTTGTTTTATATCTTCACTTGAATTAGGTATACCACCTATTTCTCTTTCTGTTACTGATAATTTATGCATAACCCTGTCAGGTCTATTCATAGAATAACCTCTATAACCTCTTCTTTTTATATAATATAATAATCTAGGCTTATTGTTCTCTGCTAATATAGGCATGCCATAAAATACCAAAGCCATTAAAACGTCTTCAAAGAATATATCAGCAGTTTGCGGTCTTGATATGTATTCTAAAAAAAATAAGTTTGGCGGTACATCTTCCATAGAAAACTTAGTTAATCCATGCAAAGATCCTTTAGAACCTTTACCATCAACAGTACCAGATATATCATAACTATCACACCCAAATGCTCCACAGTGTTCATTTCCTGGATATTTTATATTGTTTTTTATATTGTATCTATTCTGTAGTGCAACTGGAGGAACCCAACTAACTAGAAATCTGCCATTTTTATTAGGTACAAACATTACTCTAGTATCTTTAATCCCACCTTCCCACTGAAAATTACCCTGTGTAACCACATTAGTATTACGAAGATCTTCATTGTAGTCTATTTGCTCGTATATTTTAGTCAAATTAAACAAAGATTCCTTAGCTTCATCTCTGAAAGCATGTTTCTCTGTTCTTGGAAACTGACGATAGTATTCATTTAAACCATCTTGATCGTCCTTTAAACCATCAACTTCGTTTTCCCAATGCGATATTACACCGATGTCGATGTCTTCTCCGTCAATACCTTTGATTGGTTTTTTTGGAGTGTCGAATACAGGTAATCCATAAGAATCAATGTATCCTTCGTAATTCCATTCCATAGGTACAAACAAACTATATAGTCCTGAGCTAGTCTGTCCGTTGCGGTTTCTTTTTGTGACGTCCGAAGACTCGTATAGTTTTTTAAAATTTGATCCACCTTTGTCTAATGCGTTTGAAGTAGATCCCATCATGCACTTACCTACTATTTTCCTACCTAATCTTAACGTTGTTTTCGTAACCCTCCAGTTGTTGAGGATGTTGTCTGGTCTCTCCCATTTACCCGATTCATCGTGGACGAGGAGCTTGAGTTTCTCTCCATCATAGGAGTTATCCCCTGTGTTCTTCCAGTCGATCGTGGTGTCAAGACCCGCCTGTAAGTCTTCCGTTGTTTCTTTGATTGAATTACGCGTGAGCCTTTTCGAAGGTACCTTGTATGATAATTCTGTCTTTGGACGCTCCATTCCGTCCTGTATTGGTTTAAAAAAGAAGGGGTAATTGATTGATATGGGTACAACTTTATCAGTGAACATTTTCTTAGCATCAGCTCCAGACTTGGAGAGTATTCCAAACCTAGCATCTCTTGAAATTGTTGCCTGGTTAACCGTGTCGGATGATGCCATGAAACTAAATCCAGACCGTCTGTTCTTAAGATAGCACATTCCGTAACACCTACTGTCCGATTTACAAGCCTCCCAGAATATGTAGAATAACCTGTTTGACTCGCGAAAATCTGCTGACCCCACGTCAATTTTAGTCCACTGCAAGTACATATACTGAGAACCAGTAATATAAGTAGGAACACCGTTGCTATAGAACCAATAGCCTTCTTCACGACGAACAAACTCCTTGTTAATGTACTCGTACCATTTTTCTTTAAACTCGACTGGTCTTTCGTTCCAATCATAAACTGTTTTTATTTTATTTAATTCAGATGGATATTCTAAAACTTTCCAACGCTGTTCTTCTTTCTTCTTAGAACACTTGTACACGTCTTCAGCCAATGGAAGAGCTATTAATAGATTTTGTATACTATATATCTCTCCTATTTGTCCTGTTTTGCTTATGACAACTATGTCATGCTCTTTATTATATCCGTATTCCCATTTCTTAAGCCTATTCATTCTACTTAGAACGTTTGGCTTTATATGGTCTTCTACTATATGGTATAGATCTTGCTTGTACATTATCTAGATCTTCCTTCTGCAAAACCCCTAAACTCTTCAGCTTTAACAGCGCTAGCTTTTGGTTTATCATTTAAAAGATCTTCTTCCGACTCTATTCTAGCTAATATTTCAAAAGCATCGAATATAGCAAGTTTCTTTGTAGCGGCAGCGTTTTTAAGTCTGTCAGCAGAGATATCATCTTCTGAGTCAACGATCTTTTCTTTTGCTACCTTTATAAGTTCTTCAACTGCTATTTGCCCAGCTTGGATTATATTCAGTTTCGTTTCTTTTATTTTCATATTTAATTAAAATGTCATTGGGTTCCATGCAGTATACAACCTGGTCATTAATTAAAAACTCAAATTCTCTGTTTTTCTTAAATCCAACCAAATCGCCTTCATTTATTTTAAGAGCCTCTAAGACACTGTTTCCGTATTTTACTATACCAACACATTCTTTTAGCTTTCTTAAACTAGAGCCATCCTTATCAACAACTGGCTTGACGAAACAATATTGTTTTAACGTCTTCCAGTCGTCACCTACTTTTTTCATGTATATCTGATCTTCAGAGGCAAAATACATATTATCTTTGAAATATTTTCCACTGTTTACAGATTTACCTTTTTGATTGTAGTATCTTCTAAATATATTATGATGCACTATAACTTTGTCACCTTTCTTTAGTTCTGTTTCAAACGCTAAAGGTACGGCAATTATCTCCGCTTCTCTATTAACAAACTTATGACTAGCGATACTAGAGTTAATTATTAGCTTTTTATCACCAATACTTAACTCGTTATTGTATCGTTTGCCTATAGGTTTAATTATGAACTGGTAAACACTGTTCATTAATACTCTAAATCGTATTCAACAGATATTGCCATATTGCTATTAAACTTCTTCCAAGGAAGAATTTCATCGTGCTTTTTTATATATATATTATAAGAGTCATCTCCATCCTGAAATAATATATCAGAAATAGTGTGACCGCCGTAAACTTGTTGACCTACAGCGTAATGCATAGCTTCGTTCTTATAATCAGAACCTATACTTATTTTTCTTATAATGTTACTAGTCATTACTCTTTTTCAATCTCAGTAAAAGTACCATCTTCAATATTTATATTGATAGCACCATAAATATCTTCTAGTTCTTTTTTGTACTTTTCGATATCATCAACAATGCCAGCGTACTCATGTAGTAAGCTGTGCTTTTGAGTTTCTAAAAAACCAATGTTAGTTAGAGACTTGTTTAAATCTTTTTGGTGCTTTGTAATTACTTCTAATTGCTCGTCTGTAATTTTACTTACT